TATCTTTTCTGCTTGTATTTCAGTAAAGTTATCGTAAATGTCAGTTGCCCAATTTCCAGAATAATAAATCATTGAAAATTCACCTTCTTCATTATTATCTAAAAATCTTTGAAGTTCATCTGGAACTTTTAATATTATTCTTTTTAAATAAGCGTCTAATTCTTTTGTTTTTCTACTCACCTTATCTCCTCACTTTATTCATAATCTTATTTATTATATATCTAAACCAATAGCATTTAATTTAGGTCTAAAACTGAAAAATGTATCGTTATGAATTCCTGTATCTCCTAAAATTGCCATCTGATACAAATGTATCATTTCGTGTCCTAACGTATCAACAAATTCTTTTTTATTTTTATATGTCTTATTCATTTCTAAATTAAATTGATTTGTTCCTTTTCTTTTCCATTCCAATATAAGCACTTGAGCAACATATTTTTTTCTATTCATATGCATTATATTGATATCATTAAAAGGAGATAATTTCCCATTAAAAACGTTATCGTTGATTAATCTGAAATACTTTTTAATATCTTTATATGTAGTCTTGTATTTTCTCACAGATAAAAGTTCTTTCTTTAATCTTTTTTTGACTTTTTGTTTTCTTTGACTTGGCATTGCTTGTTTTTTCTATCTCCGTATTCTAAAAAACCATATAATATAAAACACCCAAGGATTACAATAAACAATTCCTTTGGTATAAAACTATAAATTATTTGCAATGTTTCGTATATTGCTTCAGTTACACTCATATTGACTATTCTTCAAAAGAGCACATTTAAACTCTTCATCATTTTTTTGTCTGATTTCACTAGCAAGACCGTCTAGTATGTTTGGTAAGTGTTCTTGTAATACACCACTAAACTCGGTAATCATATTATAAACTATTCTCTCTAACTGCGATTCTAATAAAGCAGCTGCGTCAATATCATTACTTTGTATTACTTGTGTAATTACGTTTGCTACTACTGCCTCGTTATAGTCATCTGCATTTGCATATCCTTTGTGGAATTCATATGCAACCCAACCCCACAATAATACAAATACCATTATCACTTTCAATATCGTTTTCATTATATATTTCTCTCTTTCATATTATTTATTCTTTATACGTCCAGTATAGACTAAAAAGTTACTAGAGTCAAGTAGTATTTTCATTAAAAAAGTGAGTAAAATCAACGATTTAGATAATACTTACTTTAAAATGTTCTATTTTTGTTCTAATTTTTGATACAATTCGTTCCATCCAAACGCTTCTTTTACTACCGAATCACTTAAACCCTTATAAACTCTATGTAATTCTTTATTCTTTACATTAAGTAATAGACCTGCTTCATCACTATGTAATCCTTCTAACATTTGAATAAACAAAGTTTCTTTTTGAGTTCTTGTTGTTTTATTATCTGCACCTTTGATAAAATGCCACAATCTTTTTGCTTCAGTTTTCAATATTGAGTGTTCAGTACCTTTTGGTGAAGGATTTGCCATATAAGGCGGTGTTCCTTCTGGTAGTTCCCACTCAACAGTAGGATCAAATGATCCTTTTAATATCATCCTTAAAGATGGATGGTCATATTGTTTTAAAACCTCTACCTTTTCTGTTTTAGTTTTTGCGTTATTTACCTTCGTTAGTATTTCTGAAAATAATAAGTCAGTTGACCCTGCTGTTCTGGCCATTGCTTCCATAGAAGTCCTGCTCATTAATGATGGATGTTGTTTTAGTTCGTCTGCCATTATATTCTCCAATTTTTAATATTAATCATATACCTATTTATACTCTTAAAATACAGGCGACCTGTTAGGGTCGCCTATATCAATCGTATTGGTTACGATTCTGTTACGCTTTAGTAAGCGTATTCTGTACCGTAAAGTTTAGTTATACCAGCAGCAATTATTGCTCTTGTTGGTTCACCTATTCTGTACGAAGTACCTTTAGACCCTTTGTTAATATATACCATATTACCTTTGGATCTTAATTTGTCCACCATTGCTCTAGGTGAACGAAGGTCAAATCTGTTTCTCAAAGTTTTCCAAGTTACAGGTTCGCCTTTCTCTAAAAGGTTTAAAACCTTTTTTGTTTTTGATAAGGCTTTTCTGCCTCTAGTGTGTAGTACTCTTTTACGAGTTCCCACAACTTTAAGTTCGTCTTTACCGAACCATTTAAAATTAAACATTGTTTAATTCTCCTTTATTATTGCTATTTAAAGTCCGCTGGGACTATTCCTTAACCGGAATTCATTTGGGCTTGTCAGGTGGTTTATCACCATTTAAATCCATATCGGATTCAAACATATCTGACCCATCCCTTAAATCGTTTATCTCTTCTTTTAATTCTTTATTAAAAACATTTGGTGGTTTTTGTTTTTTCACTTGGTCTTTTAAAAAATCTGAATAATCTATCCTTGCTGATGAAGCTTTACCACCTCTATTAAATCTTACTGATACCATTTTATTTGAAAGTAATTGAGCAGCGTGTGCCATATTAAAATCTCTATAAATTAAACCTCTTATACAATCAATAACTAACGCAAGGTCTTTTGTAAATGATTCTTTAGTTGTTGTTAAACCCATATCTACAAATTTCTTTAATAAATTAAACCCAATTTCATCTACACTACCTTCTATAAATTCTCTAGTTTGCTGTTCTTTTAATCTTAATAAAAAGGGTGAGTCTTGAGGTTGAGTTATTTTCTTTTTGATTTTTCCTTTTGGAAATAAAATTATTTTAGCACTCTTCTTTTTATCTTTATCGTTAATCACGTACTATATCACCTTTGTAATTCACTAATTTCTTATTATTAAAATATTCTATAAGTTGATTATAACCACCAATTAATTCTTTATCTATTTTAATTTGTGGCATTGCTCGTACTTTTTTCCCTATATCTGCTATCATTGCGTCAACAGATTTAAATTCTTCTAGTTTCTTTTCTTGAAATTCTAGGCCAAGGCCTTTTAACAAGGCCTTCGCCTTAACACAGTACACACAATTTTCTTTTGTATATACTGTGATATTTTTAGTTAGTATTTGCTGACTCATCATTGTTATCCTCTTTTTTCATAAGGTTTTCAAATGACTTGTTAGCGTGATACTTTAAGTTATAAGCGTCTGTAGCTTGTTCTATTGTATAGTTGAACATTTTGTTGTATTCACCTAATGGCAATCTCAAGCCAATCCAAGCTCTATAGTAACCATTCTTTGTTAAGGTTACATCTTGAGCAAAGATTTCATATCCTCTAACTGGTGTATCTTTAATAATATTGACCAATACAGATTCTACTTCACTAACAACAGTTTTACTATTAGATTTTCCAATCTCCGTAATAAACTGTTTTGACTCTTTATTCATCTCCCCTTTGATTATATCAGCAATTTCTGCTTTCGCAATCATTTTTGCTTTCTCAATAGCGAGATTCAAATCTGGACTAACAGCTGTTCCAACTCCAAAGATACATTCCTTTTCTTTATCTTTACCAAATCTTGCAATATCGCAAGCTTTAGTTTCAGAAAAATCGGCCATATACCATTTTGGAACTGAATTAACTACTTTTCCAGTTTCATTTTTAATTTTATAATTAGCAGCACAATTAGTCAATAATAGACCTAGTACTGTAACTGATAAAATTTTAATGTATTTGTTCATTAGTTTTTCACACTCCTTTGTACATTATATAATAGTTCTTGTAACAAGTCAATGCTAGATTGAGCATAGCCCAAAAAATCTGAAGCACTAACTCCATATACAATCACTAACAGAAGCATTATTATGATAATATTCTTTATCATTTTACCTTCCATTCTCCGTTCTCATTTAAACACACTTTTCCGAACGATTTAAAAGCGTGATTTTCTCTACTGTAATACCTACAATACTCTGGTGTAGCAATATCACGGTAGTAAAACTGAGCAAACAACTCCCAATAACTAGGGGTGTCAATTCCTTTTCTTCCATCAGAGCAGTATAACTCTTCTTCTTTAGATACCACTCCATCTTTTTCTTTAATAAGTATTTTAATAAAACAATATTGTTCTGTATCATTTTTAACTTCTCTAACATTATTATATAAAATTTTGTTTTCTTGGTCTGCCGCTTGAGCGCCACTTACTGCATATGCACATAGTAATAGCACTATTAATATTGTTGTAACTACAATTTTATCTGGATTATGCATTAGTTTTTCTTAAAATATATCCTAATAAATTTTCTAAACTTGTAACAACATCTTTACTGATATGTTGTTCTTTACTATCATAATGATAATTTTTTAGAATCTTTCTTAATTCTTTAATAATTTTTTTATTCATTAATTAACTCCTGTTGGTTTTTCTATCCATTGTCCATCTGGTAACTGACAAGCAACTCCAAATGTTACTTTTCTAGTCACTCCACCAATACCTATCAACGGCCAATGATTTGTTATATCTACTGTATGGTCATAATCTTTACATTTAATAGGTCCGACCATATATGATTTTGTTATGTGTATAATTCCACTATTTCCTGTTATTTCATTATACCAGTTCGTATATGAAGAACCATTTGGACTTGTATTCAAATGGTCTACAAATACGGCATTATGTACATCCCTATCACCTTTATATAAAATTTCTGCACCTGCAAAGGCAGCGCCTACAGCACACGTAGCAATCAAATATGGATTGTCTGATATGTACTGTAAACATAAAGTTGTTCCTGTTGTTGCACCCAAGACAGCACCTTGATGTGACCTATTCGCACAATTAGTTAAAAATAAACTAATCGCTAATAGACATATTAGTTTTGCGTATTTGTTCACAAATGTTCCTTCCGTCTTTACTCATTACAATGTAATGATTTTCATTATTATCAACAACAAATTTTGACATATTGTTTTTCTGCCACCAAGTTTCCGCACTTGCGGATACTGGTCTAATCCAATGTGTTCCATCGTTGGGACTTGTTACGTGGAAATCATCCATTATTATCTTCTTCTTTATTTTTGTTAAATAGATTTGATAATGTTTGGAATATTCCTGCCAATTGCACTCTTGCTTCTGCCCAAGACTTCTTTTGATATGCAATTGTCTTTTCCTTCTCATTAACTACAAATGTTTTAACGGTGTTTGATACATCATTAATCTTATTTGTAATCATATTGTCATCTGCTAATGCAACTGTTCCAGTTAACATAAGAGCGGCAATAATTGTTATAAACTTATTCATATTTTCCTCCTTAATGTAATAAGTGTTTTTTAAACGGTTCAATCCTATCTCTTGATTCATAAACCGTGTCCATCATTCCGTCATAATCCTTAGCAGGCATTATTGACTTAATAATTTTTAATGTTTGACCTAAAACTGTCATCTGAACCATTACTGGATCATACTGTTTCATTTCCTTTTGAATCCACTCGTGGAAATTATCACATACAGTTTGCATAGGGTCTAGTATTTCGTTATTTTGATTTTTTTTCATCTATATCTGGTTCGTTTTCTTGTTCTTCCATTTTTTCTGCATACGTTTTACCGAATACTGACATATAAAAATGGTCTCTAGGATTAGGACTCTCATATGCTTTCAATAAGTTGTCAAAATTAATTCTTAATCCGTGTTCATAACTTTTTGGTGATTGTTTAAATAATTCTGCGTGTTCTTTACAAAATTTAATACGATTTTTGTGGATATCGTTTTCTTTATCTTCGTCTAATTTCTTTTTTGATAGTTTAATATCTTTTTGTTTCGCAATATCAAACTCTTTCCATACGTTTTCTTTGTTGTATATAGCACTCATAATATAATTTTCTCCCTATTTTTCAATTGTTGTTATCATTATACAGGAAATCTCTCTAAATGTCAATAGTGAGATTAACCCTTATTTTACTCATTTTTCGCACTTTTAAACGTTCTAGCAGGGTCGGAGAGAGCGTTTCCGCTGTCATCCCATAGTCTGCTATACAGTGATTTTTCATTATTTGTGATACCACCTTATTAGTTTATCAACCACAGATTGCAAGGTGGATATCATTTTTTGTATCTCTTCATCTGCAATATATGATTTGTCATTTGTTAAATCTTCATATTCTTTCTTTGAAATTGTTACAGTTTCGGTCTGTATATCGGCAGGTGGATTTAATCTAGTTCTAAAATCTCTTTTACCCATTCTCTTTATCTCTCTCCATTTGTTTTTTAATTAGTCTTAATTCAGTAATCAAAGTATTTTTCTGACCTACGGTCATTAATTGAGTAGCGTATTTTACCAACTTTAATATCTTATTATTAAAAAACATATAATTTACTAATTCGTCTAAACCTTCTTCTTCTTTTACTATTTTATCGCCTATTCTCATTTAATCTTTATCTGTATCTGTTTCTTTACTAATTTTTTCAACTTTATTCATAAGGCTTTTAGTTCTTTTTGATAATCTTTCAATAATTAAACTCATTTCATTTGAAAGAAATATCATATAAATTAAACCACCCATTAGTATAATAAAACTGATTAAATATATCATTCCATTTCCACTCATATTACCATCCTAAATGATTTCCAAATAGAATTAATAGTATCATAGCTGGAGTTACTATACTCAACGGCCAAAACTCTAAAAATTCTATAATAAATTTCTTTGTTTCTTTTTTCATTATTTCAATAAACTCCCTAACAAGTTTTCTAAACTTGTAACAACATCTTTTGAAATATGTTGTTCTTTACTTTCATAATGATAAACTTTTAATATCTTTCTTAACGCTTCTATCATTTTTTCTTTGTTCATTATTTACCTCTCTTTACTTTCCTTGTTTTGCTTCGTTTTCTAATTGAATCATAGTATCAATTTTTGAATCTTCAGGTTCTTCTAAAGGTAGTTCTAATTGTTTATCTTCTACCAACTTATATTTACCTAAAGGATTCAATGCTTCTTTTTCTATGTCTGTTGTCATAACGTTGTTCCTCCTATTCTTTGTCTTAAATCTTTGTTTAATATGTACTCTTGTACTTCGTTTTTTCCTTTAATTAAATATTCTGCTGATTTATATGTATCACCTTCAATTGATAATCTCTCACTTGCAGGTATCTCACTACCGCATTTATCACATATACTTTTATCTTCTTTATCTACAAGATAAAAGAATTTCATTTTTTTGTATATAATACTATTTCTTACCATTTTGTTCACTTGATATTAACAATACAATATAATGTACTGCTTTATATAAATCTAATTTGTTTTTACCTTCTTTTTTTCCATATCTCATAAGGTATTTTATTGCATTTGATAAACTAAAATCTTTATCTATATCTAAATGCCTTAATAAATCTTGTACTTGGAAACCTTCTTTAGTAGTTGAATAGTGTTTTGAATATGTACCTTTAATATATTCTAAAATTTCGTTTAATATTTTATCTTCTTTATATTTCATTATTATTTCTATTTTGTTGCTTTTCTCCAATTTAA